GTCACAGGAATAGAAACATAAATACAGTATGACAACAGTAATCGGATATAGCTCAGTAGGTAGATATAAAAATTATACACTAACTGATTTTGAACTTATTAAGGCTGACTTGCTAAACGCACTTAACATCCGGCAAGGAGAAGTGGCTGGTAGGCCCGACGTTGGTACCTCGATGTGGAGTCTTATGTTTGAACCAACAAACGCTCAAACATCAAAAGCGATTATTACAGAGCTACAGCGTGTTGTAGCACAAGATCCAAGAATACAGATATCAGATATAAATGTATATGCACAAGAAAATGGTTTTCTATGCGAACTCGAAGTTGAAACAATCGCAGGACAAGATGCAAACAGTTTAACTGTATTTTTTGACAATCAACAACAACGAGCATCCTTTTCAGACGTATAGTATAAACTACGTAGTTTATTTTAATGATAAATACTAGGTAAGGAAATACATATGGCTAAAACTACAAGACAAACTAGTATCTTTGGCGTTGAGGATTGGAAGAGAATTTACCAAACTTACCGCGAAGCCGACTTTCAGAGTTATGACTTTGAAACACTGCGTAAGAGCTTTATAGACTATATTCGTTTATATTATCCAGAAAGTTTCAATGATTACATTGAGTCTAGTGAATTTATTGCACTACTTGATGTAATGGCATTTATGGGTCAAGCAGGTAGTTTTAGGAACGACTTAAACACAAGAGAAAACTTCATAGACACTGCCGAAAGACGAGATAGTGTTAACAGGCTAGCAGAATTAGTAAGTTATACACCAAAGCGTAACACTGCCGCTGAAGGATTTTTAAAAGTACAAAGTATCAGTACCACAGAAGGTGTAATCGACTTTACTGGTGTTAATCTTTCAAATGTCACAGTGAACTGGAATGATACAACAAACGCAAACTGGTTAGAGCAGTTTACAGTGATAGTAAATGCGAGTTTAGATAACAGTCAAAGATTTGGACGCCCTGGAAATAGTCAAACTATACTTGGAGTACAGACAGACGAATATGCTATAAATTTACTACAAGGATTTTTACCTGTAGTTCCGTTTACAACCGATGTGAATGGAACTTCTATGGGATTTGAGGCAGTATGTGCTACGTCATTAGATAAAACTTTTGTATACGAGCCATCCCCAGCACCCAACGGCGCATTTAATATACTATACAGGAACGATAAACAGGGTTACGCAAGTGCCAACACTGGTTATTTTTTCTTGTTTAAGCAAGGTAGTTTACAAGACTTAAATTTTAACTTAGGCGAACGTATATCAAATCGTGTTGTAAATGTAAACATTGAAGGTATAAACAATGACGATACTTGGTTGTATCAACTAGATGCAAATGGTAATATTACAAACGAATGGGACTACGTTGAAAATATTTACACAGGAGCAGTAGAAGAACTAACTCCAGAACAACGTCGATACTTTACAATCACATCAAGAACAAACGATCAGATTAATTTAAACTTTGGCGATGGTGTTTTTAGTAGTATACCAGTAGGAAATTTTAGAACCTATGTACGTGCATCAAACGGATTGAGTTATATTATTAATCCAGACGAGATGCAGAATGTTACTATTGCAATTGGATATGTAAGTCGTACCGGCAGAAACGAGACACTTACTCTAACATGTGCATTAACACAACCTGTAAGTAATGCCGCTAACAGAGAAAATATAAACGATATTAAACAACGTGCACCAGCTAGATATTATACGCAAAATAGAATGGTAAACGGTGAAGATTACAATAATTTTCCATATACACTTTATTCAACTATAATCAAGTCCAAAGCTCTTAACAGAAGTTCGATTGGTACTAGTAGGTATTTGGATCTTGTAGATATCACTGGAAAATACTCAAGCACTAATATCTTTGCATCAGATGGATTGATATACGAAAATACTGCGGTTCCTAGTTTTACATTTACGTATGTAGATCAAAACGATATTACAGATGTTATTGTAAACCAAGTAGAACCTGTACTAGCAAGTAGAGGTATGCAAGAGTTTTATTATGAAACCTTTACACGCCCGGATCTATCTGTGTTAAACTTAAATTGGAGTCAAAGCACTACAAGTAATAATGAAACAACAGGATTCTTTAGATTTACAGCCAGCGGAGCACCGGCTCCAGTAGGTTCAGCCGCCAGCGATAATAAAAAATATATTGCCAAAGGTGGACTTATAAAATTTACACCGCCAGCAGGGCAGTACTTCACTGCAACTAATAGATTAGCAGTTGGATCGCCTACATTGCCCGGAGATAAAACAATAATATGGGCAACTGTAACTGCATTAGAATTAGACGGAACTAATCAAGGAGTTGGTAACAACGCCGACGGTACTGGTCCAGTCACATTAAACAATTTTATTCCAACAAACGCAATACCAACTGAAGTTATACCAAACTTCATTACTGATTTGCCTACTGCTATTGAAACAACAATGCGTGAAAACATTGAACTTTATAGGGACTTTGGACTAGGATACAATAATTTAACAGGAACTTGGTATCTTATTACATCAACTAATCTTAACCCTGCAATAACATTTAGTCTTGCAAATGCACAAAACACATCAGGTACTGGCTTAGACAACAGTTGGCTAGTAGCATTTGAAACTGATGGAGTTACATATACTGTTAGTTCAAGAAGCCTACAACGATTTTGGGCAAGTGTATTAGAGACACGCTTCTTTTACGATGGAACACAAAAAGTTTACGATCCAAAAACAGGAACAGTGATTAACGATTTTATTAATGTACTTAAAACAAACAATCTACCAGATACTAGTGCAACACTTAACAGCGATGAAGTACTAGATATTATCGATCAGCCAGTAGAAACAGATGGCTTTGTGGATGACTTTAGAGTACGAGTAAGTTACAAAGATTCAGACAACGATGGAATACCTGATAACCCAGATTACTTTCAAACACTAGTTGCACCACTTGTAAACCCAAATACAAAAAGAATTTATTTACAACAAACAGTGGACTTCGATAACTTAGAAAGATACTTGCCACTTGCGGCAGGTGTGATAATAGGTTCTCTTGCCACAAAGGCGGCTATTGAGTTAGTAAAAAGTGAGTATCCTGACTTGCAGGTATTTTATGCCTATACTGATAAAAAGTTTTATAAACTATCAGTAGACTATGAAGGCGTAAGAACTATTGCAGTGGTAACTGGATATCAGACATTTGTTGGTAGACAAGGGTTGTATTTTCAGTATAGACATAACGCTCCGCTAAACAGGCGCATTGATCCTGGAACAACAAATATTATTGACATATACTTGATCACTCAAGCCTATTACATTGCTTATCAAAATTATATTCGCGATAGTACAGGAACTGTGCCAGAACCAAAGAAACCGACAATCGATGAACTGACAACAAGTTATAGTACATTAGATCAATATAAAATGATTAGTGACAATCTTATCCTTAACAGTGTTACGTTTAAGCCGTTATTTGGTAGCAAGTCGGCAGTGGAATTACGTGCAACAATTAAGTGTGTTAAGAACACTGCCAGTACTGCAAGTGTCAGCGAAATTAAAAGTCAAGTAGTAAGTGCAATGAATACGTATTTTACTATTGACAACTGGGATTTTGGAGATACATTTTTCTTTAGTGAACTTAGTGCATATCTACATGATAGATTAGGAAGTATTATTAGTAGTGTTGTGCTTGTACCAACTGATCCACTTAAGAGCTTTGGAGACTTGTACGAAATACGTTCACAAGCAAACGAAATATTTGTTAATGCCGCCACAGTCAATGATGTACAAATAATTGACGCACTTACTGGTAGTCAATTACGTACTGCACCCAATAGTGGAGTAGTTTAAACTATGGCTAACCGCATACGTTCTGAACAGTTCTTACCAGAGATACTACAAACTCCTGCAAACAAGCAGTTGCTCCGTAGTACACTTGATCAACTTACACAAAATCCAAAGTTAAAACCAACTGAAGGATATATTGGACGTAAGATTGGTCCAGGTGTTACTGCATCAGATAGTTATGTTCTCGAACCAACTGCAACCAGGACTAACTACCAGTTGGAACCTGGTGTTGTACAAACAAAAGAGAATAGTACTGCACTTTTAAACACTATAACTTATCCAGGAATAATTGATAGCCTAAACTTACAAGGTTCAAATACAACACGTAATGATAGGCTATTTGATAGTGAATATTATAGTTTTGATCCGTTTGTTGATTTTGACAAATATGTAAACTTTGGACAATACTATTGGGTACCAGCAGGACCAGACAGTGTTAGTGTATTTGCAAATGCAATTCCAATACGTGCAACATATGATGTTAAGTATGTGAACACTGGATTTACATTTAGTACCTTACCAGGAACTTTGCCAACTATTTCACTTGCTCGAGAAGGTGAATACAACTTTGATGTTACTGATATAGGACGTAATTTTTGGATACAGAGTCAACCAGGAACAAGTGGCGTATTAAGACAACAACCTAATCAGAGTTCAAGACAAGTACTTGGAGTTACAAATAACGGCGATGATGTTGGAACTATTACGTTTTCAGTTCCTAGTAAAACTGCACAGAATTTTTTCTTTTCACTTGCTGATATAGGAAACACAGATCTATTAGAAGACACACTACAGTTTAATCAAATTAACGGACAGTTTGTTGATGTATTCAACGAAGCAAACGGCGGCATAGATGGAATAACAGACCTAAACGGTAGAACACTTATTATCACAACAGATACAGATACTGGTTGGGAAACGTTAACACCTTTTGATGACACACTATTTGACCAAGATGACCCTGGAATACCAAATGCAGGCTTTGATAACAGTGTAGCGTTAGCAACTGATCCAGAGCGTTATGTACAATGGAGGATTAGTTATAATTTTGCAAATCCATTGCGTCCGTTTATGGAACTTACTAAAGTACAAGACGTTGCTAATTTAAGCAAAAGTCTTATTAACTATGGTACAGATTATGCCGGTGTAACTTTTTATAAAAACGCCGATGGTGTGTTTGAGAGACAACCTCTTATTACTGCAAACTTAGATTTTCTTTATTATCAGGATCAAAGTGATGCACTAAACTTTGGTATCATACGTTTAGTTGACCAGGAAAACATATCAGACCTAAATGTTGATGAAGATATAGTCGGAAAGAAAAATTTTACATCGCCAAACGGGGTTGTGTTTACAAACGGACTTAAGGTTGAATTTACTGGAGCCATAGTTCCAAGTTCATACGAAGGCAATCAATACTATGTTGAAGGAGTAGGTACTGCAATCGAGCTACTACCAGTTACAAATTTTGTAACGCCTGAAACTTATACAATAAGTGCTGGTGTTCCTTTTGATAGTATACCATATGACGTCGGCGGCTTTGACGCAACTGCAAATGCTCCTACTGCACAAGATTATATGACAATAAACAGAGCAAGTCTTGATCTTAATGCATGGAGTAGAGGAAACAGATGGTTTCATATAGATGTCCTCACTGTTACAGCAACCTATAACAACGTCTCTCTGGTTATAGACAATGGTGCTAGAGCAAAACGTCCTATACTCGAATATAGAAAAAGTTTAAAACTGTTTAATTACGGTACACTCGGAACTACTCCGGTGGATATTATAGACTTTACACAAACAAACGCATTTCAAAATGTAAACGGAAGCATTGGTTATAGTGTGAACGGCTATAATTTAATTGAAGGCTCAAGAATTATATTTGCAGTTGACAATGATCCAAAAGTACGGAATAAGATTTATACAGTAAACTATGTAGACTTCAATGATAGTAGTGTAAAAACTATTGACTTGCAGGCTGCAAGTTTAACATCACCAGAAGTACCAACAAATACAAATCTTGTTGTTCTGAGCGGAACAACAGAACAAGGTAAGAGCTATTGGTTTGATGGCACTACTTGGACACTTGGACAACAAAAAACAGACACTAACCAACCACCTTTATTTGATGTATATGATGCTAACGGGTATAGTCTAAGCGACACAACGCTTTATCCTAGTACTACATTTACAGGAACTAAATTATTCAGTTACGCAGTTGGAACTGGAGTCACTGATAGCATTATTGAACAGCCACTAAAGTATCTTACTATCGCTAATGTCGGCGACATTGTATTTGATAATAACTTGTACATTGATACGTTTACGTATGTAAGCGGAACCACAAGCTCAACTCAAAAAATTGATACTGGTATTGTAAGACAGTATAATAGTATAACAGCGTTTAATAAATTACTTGGATGGCAAACACATTTTGATACCAATGTCCAACGTCAAAGTTTTACATTTGATTATTCAGGTAGCTCGTTGGTACTTGATGTACCGGTTATCACAAATACATCAAAGATCCCAGTAAAAGTTTTTGTAGAAGGACAATTTGTACTTCCATCAACGTACACCTATGTTACTAATGCAGATAATGTAACAGTTGTAACATTTGATTCAAATGTTGTTGGACAACCAGCAACACAACCGGCAACAGGTGCAGTGGTTGAAGTACAAGTCATAAGTGACAGTGCAAGTACGATAGGTTTTTATACAATTCCTAGCAACTTAGAATCAAACGCTATGAACAAGAATAGCGATGGTTTCACACTTGGAACAGTACGTACACATTACGAAACCATTTGTCAGAACTTAGAAAGCTTCACAGGAAAGATACACGGAGCAAATAATGTACGTGATCTCGGTAATGTTATTCCGTTTGGTGGTTTAATACTTCAACAAAGTTCACCAGTTTCGTTGATGACGCCGTTTATAAATGGAAGAGAATACGAATTTTTCCGTGCATTAGAGTTTAATAGTCAGGAATATTCAAAGACAAAAAATAAAATACTAGACTTTGTTTCAAATAACGATTGGGAAGGAAAGACCACTGCAACTATACTTGACACAACACTGTTATCTATAAATGCAGGTAAAAATGCAGATGCACCATTTTATTGGACAGATGCATTACCTAGTGGAAACGAATTCCAAACAACAAATTATACTTTTAGTCCAATATCAACATATGTTTTTGATACACTTTACAGTTATGATTTTACCAGTGCAAATTATGCAGGTATATTAGTCTATCTCACTCCAAAAGCAACAGGTGTACAAAAAATACTAGTTGGCGACGGCGAAGAATATACTGTTGCAACTGATGGTCCAAGAATAACAATTAATAGCGAAAAAGTTACACTGGCTAACGACGATATTATTACAGTACGTGAATACACTTTCACTTATGGTAGTTATATTCCTGCAACACCTAGTATGATGGGATTGTATCCTGTTTACTTGCCACAATCGTTTGTTGATAATACGTATCAAACGCCAACTACTGTAATACAAGGACATGATGGTAGTTTAACTGTTGCATTTCCGACAGGCGATTATAGAAATGATATACTGCTGGAATTTGAAAAACGCATATACAATAACATAAAAATTAACACATACGAAAAATACGACCCACCGTTGAGAGCAAGTGATGTTATACCTGGACAGTTTAGAACTACCTCCTACACACTCACTGAAGTAAACGATATATTAAATGTAAGTTTTCTTGCGTGGGTTGGTGCAAATCGTGTGCCTTACAAAGATCAAACCTATGATGCTGATGATCAGTTTACATGGAATTACTCAGCAAGTGAAAATCGTTTAGATGGTGATCCGCTTCTTGGATATTGGAGAGGAATATACTTTGACTTGTACGATACTGATAGTCCGCACACTCGTCCATGGGAGATGGTTGGACTAAGTGTAAAACCTAGTTGGTGGAATATAAGATATGGTCCTGCTCCTTATACTAGTGGTAACACAGTATTATGGGATGATATGGCCAAAGGTATTATTGCGTACCCAACAGGAAATGTTATAGTTAAAGAATTTATACGGCCACAACTTTTAGATTGTTTACCTACTGATTCACAAGGTAATCTAGTATCGCCAATGCAAAGTATTGTTGGAAGTTATGACCAAAGTAGTTTTGTAAGAAGCTGGGTGGCAGGCGATTATGCTCCAACTCAGACTGCTTGGAGAAGAAGTAGT